CATAGAGGCTGGCGCTCATGGTTGGGCGCAGCATCACCACCAGATCAATGTCGGGGTAATCAAAGCCAGTGGTCAACACATTGGCATTGGTAAGCGCTTGCAGCTTGCCAGCCTTAAAGTCGGCAATGATTTCATCGCGCTGCTTCTTTGGGGTGTCCCCCGTCACGCACGCAGCGGTCACCCCCTGCTGGCGCAGAGCCTCGGCAATGTGCTGGGCGTGTTGGACACCAGCGCAAAAGAACAGCCAAGCCTTGCGGTCACCGGCCAAGGCCATCACCTCTTGCACCACGGCCTGATTCTTGTCGTCCGTGTCCACAGCAGCCTGCAACTCAGACTCAATGAACTCGCCGCCGCGCTTGTGAACGCCAGTCACATCCAGCTTGGCCTTGGTGATCTTGGAGCGCAGCGTTGACAGGTAGCCCTTGTAGATCAATTCCTCGATGCTGATCGGCTCAATGAGAGCATCAAACAGCGCAGGCTTGTCGGTGATCAGGCCATGCCCCAAGCGGTAGGGCGTGGCCGTCAAGCCAACAACCCTGATGGCTGGGTTAATGGCTGCAAGCTGCTCCAGCAGCGTGCGGTAGCCGCCCTCGTCCTTGTGGTTGACCAAGTGGCACTCGTCGATGATTACCAGATCAATGTGGCCCAGATCACGCGCCTTGGTGCGCACCGACTGGATGCCAGCAAAAGTGATCGGCTCGCCCAGATCACGCCGGCCAATGCTGGCGCTGTAAATGCCCATCGGCGCACCAGGCCAATGCTGGCGCATCTTCTCAGCGTTCTGCTCGATCAGCTCCTTGACATGGGTCAGCATCAGCACCCGCGTCTCGGGCCAAGTCTGCAAGGCATCCTTGCACAGCGCCGCCACAATGTGACTCTTGCCTGAGCCAGTCGGCAGCACCAGGCAGGGGTTACCTTTGCCACCGGCAGAGAACCAGGCATACAACTGGTCGATGGTGCGTTGTTGGTATTCACGGAGCATTACGCCACCACCCTCGCATCCCAATCCCTGCGCATCTCAGCAATCAGTGGATCACCACTGACGCAGGCGTCGGCATTTGCCAGCAGCTCTTTCGAGCTGTAAACACCCTCCTGCTCGGGGTCACCATTGGCCACGTTCACGCCGTTGATCTCGTACACCGCCGTGAATTCATTTGGCCCGTCCTTGCGCTGCCAGGGAACCAGATCAGGGTGCAGGACATGGCTCTCGCAGCCCTGGTGCTGGGCATCCACCGGGATCACATCGTCCCACTTGGCGCAGTGCCATGTGCTGTCCGACAAAGGCGTGGCCATCGCACAGGTGCGGCAGTTCACATGCTTGGTGGTTTTGGACTGGTGGCAAAACTCTTGAGCATCACAGAACTTGCACTGATACCAACTCGGGTCAGTGCTGATCGGAGGCGGCATGCTGTCGCTCAAAGCAATGTAGTGACCCCTGCGCACCGCTTTGTCGGCCACATCCTTGTCCAGCTTGATGCGCTCGGTGTGGATGCGGTCATCATCTTTGCACACCGCCAGATACAGCGCCCGGTCCAGACCAGTCCCTGCCATGTAGACCTGCATCTGCACAAAATGCTCAGGCTTGGACTTCTCCACGCCGTCTTTGACTAGCGCGTCAAACGACTTCTTGCTGTGCGTCTTAAATTCGGCCACATGCTTAGTCTTGGGCGCTTCAGGAACACCACCGTCAATGATGGCGTCAAGACTGCCAGAAACGTGGCTGCCGAAGTCAACCCGGTGCTGGCTCGAGACCTTGCGCACATCCAAGCCAATCGCCCGCAAGTCGCTGATGATGGTGGCCTCCTCGTTCTGCCCACGGCGGAACAGGCGCAGGATGCGGCCATAGAACTCTGGCTGCACAGCCCACCTAAACGACAGCCACAACCACCTGTCGCAAACGTGACCCAGTGTGCTGGCCCCCAGGTGTGGCCGTGGCTTTTCTGCTCTGCCCTCATGGTGCTTATCAATCAGGGCTTGAATGCTATGATCGCTCTCAGGTATCTTCATGTTGCTTTCCTTGTGAGTTGAGGTTTGCCCCGAACCTAATCAGTCGGGGCATTTTTTTTTGCTTACTTCTTAGCCCAAGGAGGCGCTGCTTTGCCAGAAGCAGGAGCACTTGCAGCAGGCATGGCGGCCGCTGGAGCCGCACTGCCTGACAAGGACTTGAAGCCCTTGACCTCGTTGCTGGCGCCATACTGGTCGTCTTGCTTGACCTCCAGCTTGATGCCGAGCTGGCCACCAATCAACTGGTCGGTGTCGGTCACCTTTGCCAAGCCAATCGCACGCATGATCTCGCCCAGCTGCTGGCGGCCAATCTCCTCGGCCTTGGGGTTGGCGTTCTTGATGTTCAAGTTGCCAAACACCACCCGACCCTGATGCGTTGGGCCAGTGATGTCATAACGCAGCTTGATGTACTGACCGTTGCCAGCCTTGGTGGCCTTGAGCTCGGCCTGATTGATGGTGGCGGTGTACCAGCCAGCGGGCAAAGGTTCAAAGCTGCCAGAGTTGCCAACGGGCAATTCGTTGATGTCAAAAGATTCAGAAAGAAAAGCCATGATTTACTCCTTGGGGATGATTTTGAAAGATGGGCGGCCAGGCTTGGCCGTGATAGCACCGGCCAAAGGCCCAGTGATGGATTCGTCGGCAGCCTTCCAGACCGACATGTTGATTTCCGGCTTCCACCGGAACAGTGTTGAGAGGTGATCGGTCAGTCCAGACTCGGTCGCCAGCATTTGCAACTTCTCGGAATCGACCTTGCGGTCAATACGGCCTTCGATCTTGATCTCGAAGTTGCCTGCACTGACAGCCTCTGTTCCATCGAGCTGCTCTGAGATACGCGCCAGCTTTTTGATGTGGTCTTCAACAACTCGGCGATCTTCTGTCGCATCTTTTTCCTTTTGCTTTGCCTCTAGCCACATCTTGGCCAGAACGCTCATGTCGTTGGTTACGATCATGATGGTCTAGCCTCCAGCATGGCTGTGGCATAGTCATAGGCTTCATCTGCTAACGTGGCAAACATCTCACCTAACACCTCTGGGTTATCTGTCGCCATGTCTTGATAATGCTTAGTCAGAATCAGTGATTGCATTGCCTGCCCTGCAAAGTAATCCCGCAGGGTCAACACCTCAGAGCATGGCGATGCTCCATCTTCATGTAGTTCAATCATGCTCGCGCTCCAATCTTGGTAATGATGGCGCCAAGGTCCGGCGCTTCCCAGCTCTCCAGCTTGCCCGAGCGATCCTTGGCCAGCCACAGGCCGTCCGAGTCGCACATCAGCGCCCGCTGCGTCACACCCTCGGCATCGCGCTCAACACGCAACGCCAGCACCTCGTCAAAGAAGTAAGGCAGGCCCTGCGTCAGGCTCTTGCCCGGCATGCCCGGGTTGTAAAGCATCTTGCCCATCTCGTCCGTGGACTTCTCCAGCTTGGCGCTCATGTAAACATGCTTGCCCGGCAAATCCCGAAACGCCCGGATCAGCTCTTGCATGGTAGTGTTCATCTCGCCATAAGCAGCCCGGCCATCCTTGGACTTCTTCATCTCATGGGCCAGAACCACCTCGGCCACCTCGCTGATCGAGTCCAGCGCCACCGTCTCAAAGCCCGTTGCCTCCTTGCTGTCACGGCACCAAGTAAACGCCTCACGCAAGTCATCCATTGACGAAATCTCAATGTAAGGCAGGTCAGCGTCCTGAATGGACAGCAAACCACCCTCGGCACTGAGCACGATCACATTGGGCAGCGTCTTGACCAAAGTCGTCTTGCCTGCACCAGCTTGTCCGTAAACAAGCAACTTCACCCCATTGGCAGATAGACTGCCGGTTGATTTCAAATTGATAGCCATCTGGCTCTCCTTTTTTGCACCACTGTCAGGAAATCTGTTTGTGGTGTAGCGACATTGTAGCGTATGATTCGAACATCGCAACATTTTTTTTCAACAAGGCAAAAACCATGATGACCCTTGAACAGATACGCCAAGCCCTTTCAGACCGAATGCCTATGAAAGTGGCGGAGGCCACCGGTTTGCACTACAACACCATTCGGCAGGTGCGCGACAACCCCGACGCCAACCCAACGCACAAGGTCTTGCAGGCTTTGTCGGATTACTTGGAGAGCAGGAAGGTGACTCATGGCTGATCTTTCAAGCATTCTCGGCGCCGCTTGGTCACCATTGCCTCCGAAGGTGGTTGCATCTCCAGAGGCCCAGCTCATCGACGCCATTCGTGCTGCTGGCCTTGAGCCACCAGACCACATTGAGATGGACGGCAAGATTCACCGATTCAAGTCTGGCACCAAAGGCAAGCCAGGCATCGATAAGCCAGGCTGGTATCTGGTGTTCGGCGATGGCATCCCAGCGGGCCGCTTTGGCTGCTGGAGGGCAGGCATTGAGGCCACATTCCGGGCAGACGTTGGCCGCAAACTGACCCAGACCGAGGAAATGGCGCATGTCAAGCGCTTGGCCGAGTCAAAAGCGGTGCGGGATGCCGAGATCATTCGCCAGCACCAAGTCGCCAGTGAGACAGTAGAAAAGATTTGGCTCAGTGGAAGTGCGGCACACCCCGATCACCCTTATCTCAAGCGCAAAGGCATTCAGACCCACGGCGTGCGAATTACAGGCGATGGCCGTTTAATGGTGCCATTGTATGACCAAAATGGAACTCTCAGCACCTTGCAATACATTGATGAAGATGGTGGGAAGCTGTACCACCCCGGTGGCAAGTCTGGTGGCAAGTTTTGGATGATAGGCTCACTGGATGAGCCTGGACCACTGTATATCGCAGAAGGCTTTGCTACCGCAGCCACTATTTATGAGACCACCAGCCGACCATGCGTTGTGGCTTACAGCGCCAGCAGTCTGGTGCCAGTTACAGCCAGTCTGCGTGAAATGTATGGCGCAACGCAGGACATCGTTATCGTGGCAGATCATGACAAACACGGCGTTGGCCAGCGTTACGCCGAGCAGGCCAGTGCCAAATACGGCGCTCGCACGGTGATGCCACCGGTCCAAGGAGACGCCAACGATTATGTGCAGTCTGGCAACGACTTAGCGAGCCTTCTTGCACCAACCGCTGACGACTGGCTCATCCCAGCCGATGAGTTCTCAGCCCAGCCCAGCCCCATCTCATGGCTGGTCAAGCGCTGGATTCAGGACCAAGCCCTTGTGATGGTCCACGGCCCATCCGGTGGTGGCAAGACGTTTGTGGTGCTGGACTGGTGCCTGCGCATTGCCAGCAGCACCCCGAGCTGGTGCGGCAACAAGGTTCGCCCCGGTCATGTGGTCTATCTGGCCGGCGAGGGTCACCACGGCCTGCGAGGCCGAATTGCCGCCTGGAAGCACCACCATCAAGCAGGCAAACTGAACATGTGGCTGTCCAAGCACGGCTGCGACCTCAACACCCCAGCCGGTTACCTCAAAGTGGTCGAGCACATCCGAATGCTGCCTGAGACCCCCAAGGTGATCGTGGTCGATACCCTGCACCGCTTCCTTGCAGGCGACGAGAACAGCGCCCAAGACGCCAAGACCATGCTGGACG